GCATGGTTCGTGGTAGAGATGCTCAGAGGTCTCACCCGATAACATCCTGAATCACTTTGTAGATAGACTCTTCTGCCCATCCCTGAGCAGTAAGGAAATCCAGAAACCCATGCACTTGATCAGACAGGCAAAGTTCTCCTTCAGGACCGTCGCCAGTCAGTCGGATGTTAATCCTTCGATTGTCGCTGTAGTGGTTGAACGTTGACTGTTCTTTAGCCATTCTGGTGGGATTTGTTGGTAGTGACACCACGGGAATCCATGTTTCTCAGCCCATTGGGCATGAGTCATTTGAGTACGTGGAATTTTGGAGTATGGGGATTGGAATACAAAACGAATATCGAGTTCAGGATTGACCTCCTTAACGGCAATCATCTTGCGTTTGTCATCTGAATCAAGGTAACCCTTGACTTCCAGAATTACGCCACTTGCCAGAATAAAGTCAGGTATGTAGTTACACGTTAATGTGTAGGGTATCTTTTTTGATTCGTATTTGTAGTCAACCCGATTGAGCTGGAGGAGATCATTGACCTTACCCTCCAGCTTTGATCGGAAGTTGGGCATCAGTACTCGCTGTCAGCTCCAGCCTCTTCAGCCAGCTCAGCATCTTCTACGTCGTCTGCAACGAAGCCGCCAGCCGTAGTACCGAACATATCGAGTGCGTTTTCAGCAGAAAGGCGGGGGGCGCCATCGCTGATTTCGACCACCTGGATGCCAATAACCTTGATACTGGACCCGTAGGAATCAGGTGTCTGATAGGGCTTCTGATAGAACGAAACCTTCACCAGGGAGCCGTTGTAGACCTTGATCCCAGGATCATCGAGAACCGTACCAACTGAGTCGATGATGACAGGCTTCTTCTTTGCATCCCAAGAGAATTTGAGGCGATAGGTATTCTCAGCAATGTCCTCCCAAGGGGTCGGCTTGAGAACCATCCGCTTGAGTTTCTTAGGGTCGATCTTAAGAACCAGATCGCTCAGTAGCTTCTCACGATCAGCAGCCAGTTGATCAATTAGATCCTGGCCGACTGCAACTTGAGCACCATATCCGTATTCAGTGGGCTTGAGAATAGCTTGGAATCCGTCAAGAACAACAGGCTCTTTGGTGACGTATTGGGGGTACTGGTGGGAGGCCATTTTAGCAGAAGAAGTAGGTGGAATCCCGAACGATGTCGGGTGAAAGGTCGCCAATGATGGGTGGATCATTGACGGCATTGATCTGTCGTGCGAAGTCTCTGAGGTAGTCATTCTCAGCAAAGAGTTTGACGTACATCTCTCGCACAATCCCATTTAACAATCCCATGTCAGTTGCCCGACACAGGACGGAATCATGGATAACGGAGAATGGCTCCGTGAAGTCTTGAAATGCCAGGTGTAGGAGACTTGCATCAAGCGAGTGAATCAGGTTTGGAGCAGTGGCTGCCTTATGCCGATTCTTGTCGATGATCTTTGTCTCATCACCGCTTACCGTGATCTTGCAACAGCCAAGAAGCTGAAGATTGATTCGCTTCAACTCTCGCTTCATCAGATGCTGATGGACAATGAACCCAGAAGGTGTTGTCCATTCCAATGAAGTTGCTCCACGTTTAAGGGCTTCACGGACCTCATCGTTGATCCAACGCATTACTGCCATTGGACCTGGGACGATTTGATTCATGGAAGAGACAACAGCTTTCGTGATGTCCTTCAGATCCTCAAATGTGAACTCAGCATCTTTGTCCTTGAGTGCAGCTCGGATGTACTGACGGTTTGAATACTCCTTAGCGTTGTAGGGGATTGTCATCACCGTTCGCTTGGTAACCTTGCGGTCAAGCAACTCAGCCAACCTCTTAGGTAGCTTGGTCTTGGCAACATCAGCTACTGCCCGATAGGCATCCTGAGGTTTATCTGCAGGAGAGACGTTGACGAGTGCAGCGGTTGACCCATCCCTAGCGAGACCAGCCAGAATTTGCAGTCCTGAGCAGGTTGCATCGATTGCTACAGCGAGGCCAGTTGTGTTCCGTGTGTTGGTGATTACACAGGCATAGTATTCCTCGCAGGCAGCTAGGAACTGCCAGGGCTCTTCTGCCGCTTCCCAGTCAGCTATATTGCCGAGTGGATCTATTGCCACACGACTAATCAGACTGTGGTTGCTTGCGGTCCAGTCAAGCCTGTCTTTCATGGTCGCCTTATCGAGACCATAGGTAGTAGCAACCTGGAACGCTAGCCACCTCTCTGCATCAGGAGTCATCGGAGACTCATCAGCAAAGCGAAGTAGAGACTTACCGAAGTCAGTGTCCTGTGGTGTCAAGAATGCAGGGATTGGATAGACCCTACCTCGATAGTCAAAAGACCAGGGTAGGTAGAACCTATCGATCTCCTTGAAGCGGGAGACAAGCTCCATGCACTTCCTGGTACGACATGAGCGACGAAACATCTGAGCATTCTTGTTCATAGTTTCTGCCGCCTCTCGTCTGTACTGTTGACGAGAATCCTTGTTGTCGGCAATGTCGTGAGGCTTGGCTGGTAGTGGATATTCGACAATCGGGACAAACTTCCCGACCATGATCCTCCTTTCCAGGAGAACCTCTGCCACTGCGACAGTCGCTGGGTTGAGTCGATAGGCCACATGCTGGAGGGTGTTGAGGAACCTCAGGGGCTCCTGCATCTCTCCCGGCCTACGTGTCCGATCAGATCCACGGACGAGCCTGTGACCCGCCATCAGCTCGTTCAAGAGGTATCCGCCTTGGGAGGTAGCAGACCAGTCCTGTGGGGGCACCAGCATGGGCCATGCGAGGGGGCAGAAGATCTCAGCCTCCTTCATCAGCCTGTCCTGGTGCTCCAGGAAGAAGGTCGAGGGGATGATGTAGAGATCTGTCCCCTTTGGAGAGTTGCGATGATCCTTGTCGAACCAACTACTCACCCGCATGATGGCATCGAGGAGCCAGCCTCCCAGCTTCACCCGCAGTTCCCGTTTCCAGTTACCCCAGGTGATGCCGTTGCGTTTCATCAAGATGCCAGCCAACTTGGATTTGTTAGCTGTACCACAACTTGAGTGCCAGTACTTCCGCTTGATCCTTCCTAGTAGGTCCGAGTCTTCAGCTTCGTAGTAACGCATCCGGCATTCCTGCTCAACTCCGTAGCCGATGCAGGCCATGACCTCTGCAGCCTGAGAGTCAGCTCCCTTGTGAGAGAAAACCTTATCGAATGTGATCTTCAAGGCTATAGCAGCCAGGGCTTCAGGCTCGATGTCAGTTAGGTGAGCGGCGATCTCAGCGAAGCATGGCCCATTTTTTCCCTTGAAGATTGCGACATTCATGGTTTTACCTAACTCCTCACTAAGTAGCGGGAGAAGAGCATCAATCGAAGCCACACCATAAAGGGTAGCTGAAGCGTAGGTTCGCTTCTCTAGGGACTGAGTGTTCTCTTTTAGTCGCAGGATACCAACGCTGATTGCTTCACGCTCAAGGTCAATTTGTTTAGCAATTTGTTCTTCAGTGGGCTTCAGGTGCATTCGTAAAGTTAATTGCTTAGTGATGAGACTCCACGCTAGAACCAGTGATTAGATTCCTTGCTGAGTGCAACCTCAGTAGGCAAAAGGAAGCCGGGCTTTTACCCCCGGCCTTTGCATTAGTGGAAAAGTAGTCGAACGAGAACCTGAAACTAGCGCGTCTACCAATTCCGCCACATCCGCGAATGGATTCCAGCGATTGGACTCAGTGAGAGCCGACCGCTTGCGAAACCGAAACCGACTGTAGCAGGTGACCAGTAGTCACGCTTAGTCGGGCTCAGGAAGCCTTCTGACGACCACGGGGACGGCCAGTAGGCACCAGGACGAGGCTGTTGAAGGTCTCGCCAGCGTTCATGGCCTTGACCACTGCCTTGGCCTCTTTGAGCACCTTGGCAGCCTGGGAACGCTCGCCTCGGACGGCAACGCCAGAGGAACGACGACGCACCCCGAAGCCGGTCACATCGGCCTCATAGTGGAAGATGGGGATCTGGAAAGCACGACGATCCTCAGGACCGAAGTTGGTGGTGTTGTTCAGGTCGATCTCATCGATGAGGTGACCCTTGATGGTGATCTTTTCGATCTTGGCCGCAATCTGGGCCTTGGCCTTCTCGGAGAGAGCCTTGATTTCTTTAGCGGTGAGCTTTTCGGGAAGAGTGATGGAAGCCATCGTCTTTAGTGGAATTGAAGTGGAAAAGAATGGTCTGTTCCCAGCGTCACGGCGGACGGCTGGGGTTGTCACAAAGGTTCATACTTTAGATGGAGTGGATCGCATCATTACGGGCCTTGGAGGACACCTTGGCGTAACGAAGGGTGGTTTCGATTGTCTTGTGGCCTAGCAATTCCTGAACAATCCTGATACCTACATTGGCATCGATTGCCCAAGTAGCAAAGCTGTGACGGAGCGAGTGGAAGACGTAGGAATCATCCTTTCCGATGAAGTTACGGACCTTCTTGAAGGCTCTCAATAGCTGGTCTTTGTCCCTCCACTCGTCACCGAAGATTCGGAC